GTTGTTGTTGCTGGGCCAGATACAGCGCCGCCTGGGCCAGTTCGCCCATCGGGTATTCATCAATCAGTTTTTCCAGCAGGGCTGGCAGAGTGGTGGACTGGTAGAGGTTGATTTCTGCCTGTTTGCAGAGGTCGGCATATGCCTGAGGGTGTACGGCCACGATTTCCATAGTTGTGCTCCAGTATCCGTTATCGCCACCATCCGGTTCGAATCAGAGTGGGGGCAGGCTGAGTGAGGTTCGAACTAACCGGTACTGGAACCGGCCACGCATAGGCGTGCCTCACCCAACCCGCCATAACGCGGGCACAAAAAAACACGCGGGCGCGTGCTCTGGGCCTCCAGTAATTCCGGGGTTCGAATCCCGACGCTGGATTTTGCCAGCGCAGGGATAGGCTACCTCTAGCGAGTGCTAGCCGTCAACCCCAAATCACACATCTGCATAATGACACAAATCGTGTCATATCTGCAATACAGGTGTTATTTAATTTCCGATTGCAGCAACGCCTCTACCTCTGCCCGTACCTCGGGTTTTACCTCCTGCATTTTCGCGGCGATATCCGAGTCCACCATATTCAGCGGCGTCAGGTAGGTGTTACCGCTGGCAATGGGCGGTAAATTCTCCATCCGCAGAATGTCATTAACGGACAGCCAGCCCCATTGCCGCCCGATGGCATACGCCTCGTAGCGGGTTTTCTGATCGCCCCGCATCAGGCTGGATACGTTGAATTCTATGTAATATTTCTGTCGATCTTTGGTGTTGAGTAGATCGCGCATCATCGCCTGTTCACGGCGGCGCAGGCGGGCCAGCAGGGTGTAGATTACAAACGCCATGCCCAGCTGTTCGATGCCGGTTCCCCAGGCGGTCGATTTTTCCATCACGCCCACCATGTGGCCGGGGATGCGATACAGGCGGCAGATCTCTATGGCACCGAGGTTGCGCGACTCTATGAGCTGGGCTTTTTCGTTGTCCATGGACAGCTGTTTGTAGCTCATGCCGTCCTGCAGCAGGGCAACGCTGAAGGCGTTACGCAGGCCGCCGCCGTGGCGCTCGGTGAATTTGTCGATCAGCCGATCAACGCCCGCCTGGGTTTTGATTTTCGGAGCCTCTAATGGCCGCTCCAGCACACCACTCATGGTGGCACCCCGGTTAAACACCGCCGCCGCGTGGTCGTCTGTAGCCGCTGCCAGGCCGATGGTGTCGCGGTTGGTCTGCAATGGCGACAGGCCCAGATGGCCGTCCAGGGTAAAGCCGCGCACGTGGTGAACGTACCGGCGGCTGAGTACCTCGCCGCCCTCCAGCATTCGGTAATAGGTCAGGCCGTCAGAGCCGATCAGCACCTGGCATTTGTTGGGGTTGATGGGGATCAGCTCAGACACATTCCCGTTACCGTCCCGGTTGATCAGGGAATAGTCGTTCCCCTCCAGCTCATAGCTGCCCTGACACTGTTCGTAAAATTCGAACGCGGTATTTTGCTGGTTTGGGCAATGGCGGATCACATCGTACAGCGGGTGGCCGGTGGCTTTCTTACGCCCGCCATCCTCGGTACGTTCGTAGAGTTCACAGGGCAGCTGGGCCACCGATTCCGCCAGCAGCGTAACGCAAGCGCGAAATGACGCAAGCGCTAGTGCCCGCTCGCGGGTAACCACAATGCCCGACGAGGAACGCCCGCCAAACATGCCGCCGAACCAGCCCCCAACGTCCGTCCAGTCGCTGGGGTTTTTGTCGCCGTCGCGGCGGTGGCCACTAAAACTGGCGGTTGTAAACATCAGCTGTCCTCTGGTTTAGTCGGTTTTTTTCGCTGGCTGTACTCCAGCGCCGCGTTAGCGCGGGCCTGCACATACGACCAGAACATCAGCAACACGCCGCCCGTTACATATCCTGCAGGCTGGTAGATACTCCAGGCACCGTACGACAGCACCGCCGCGCCCAGCAGCCCGATAATCAGGGTGAACAGATTTTTTAACATGCTACGTCCGTCTCATCGTAAATTGAGGTTTGCGCCGGGCTGGTGTGCAACAACAGTGCCCGCCCTACCGCCATGATCAGCGCCACCGCGCCATCTATTTTGGCGTTCGTGGCTTTGTCTTTTGTGGGCCGGACAACGTCGTCTGAACCCGGTAGCGTTTTGCCAATCACGTTGCTGATACACCAGGTCATCACCGGGTTTCCGTCGTGATGGAACCGACCGGCTTTGATGGCGGCTTCGAGCTCCTTCATCGGGTCGCTCATCTGGGTGTAGTTCTGGGTGACGCTGGTAACGTCTAACCCCTCATCCATCAACCGATGGGACAGCATGGTGGCCCCGTGGGGGTCGATCTCGATATTGCATACCGGGCTGCCTGATTGATGGGCCTCTTTGATCTCTTCCAGCAGATAGAGGCTGTCTATCTCTGCACCGTCGGTGGCGTCCAGATGGCCATCGGCTACCCAACCCTGATATCTGTCACTGGCTGATTGATCCTCACCGCTGAATACGGTGTCTTCCGGTATCCAGAACCGGGGCGCAACGCAGTAGTAATGCACTTTGCCATCGTCACCGGTACGCCTGAACAGCGGTACACCGGCGGTTAAATCGAGCTTGGCCGCGAGGTCGAGGCCGATGATCTGTTCCTCACCGATGAACTGTTCCAGCGTCAGGCTGGTGTCTTCACATGCCCGCCATTGCTCCATGTTGAAGAAGGCAGATTTCGCGCCACCCCATACGTTCAGGTGTTTGGTTTTGAACGCGGCAGCTTTGCGCGGGCTGTTTATCGCTTTCTGGAGCTGGGATAGCAGGTATTCCGAATCGACGGATACCCCATAGTTGGGGTTGGCCTTGATCAGGCTGGCCGGATCGGTCCAGTCGTCGCCCTCGTCGGTGGTGTAGATGATGCCGAAAACTTCATCATCTTTAATCACCCCTTCGAGTATCTGCTCTACCTCTTTGCGCTTGGCATAGCACGGGCTGGCGGTGTTAAACCCGGCGGTGGTAATAATCCAGGTTAGCGGGTTATCCCGCGCACCCATGCCCGTCACCATGGTGTCGTACAGGCCCGAGGTACGGTGTTCGTGGAACTCGTCGATAATCGCACAGCTGGGGCTGCCACCGTCGCCGGGGTCACCGATCAGCGGCTCTAACTTTGAGTTGTCCGCCAGTATGTTGAGGTTGCGGGCGTTAACTTCGATGCCGAACGCGTTTACAAAGTCCGGCGTCCGCCTGCACATCAACTGGGCGGGCTCAAACACCTTCCAGGCCTGCGCCTCTGTGGTTGCGCCACAGTAAACCTCTGCGCCGTACTCGCCATCTGCCGCCATGCAGTACAGGGCGATCCCGGCAGACTCTAACGATTTGCCACTTTTACGCGGCACCTCGTTGTAAGCCTCGCGGAACCTGCGCTGGCCGGTGCGTTTGCGCACCCAGCCAAACACACAGGCAAAGCGAAAAAGCTGCCAGGGTTCCAGTGTGAGCGGTAACCGCTGCTGGCCCCATTTGCCTTTAACGTGGGGCAGGCACTGGATAAACCGACACACCCGCTCGGCGTGTTCTTTACTAAATTTGTATGGGTAATTTTTGTTTTTTGATTTTGCCAGATCGTCTATATGACGCTGGCAGGCCAGCCGCACCCAGCGGCAAGCAGGGATGCGCTCGGCCACCACATCGCGGGCGTATTTGTTCGCCGCGTTGACGTTCGGGAAGCTCGCCACATTTATTTAAACTCGTTGAATTTGTTTGCTGTCTTTTGTTTGCCTGGATCAATCAGCGCACTACGGGCTGAGGGGCTGAGGCCCAGCTCTGACCCAAACCGGCTGATATTGCGCAGCGTCTCGTTAATCACCGTGCCCGCCGGGTTCTTAACCGGCCCGCCGGTGGCACCGGTAACCACCGGGCCTTTCGCCTTATAGTGCGTTACCGCCTCACGCCAGCGCGCGTACTCAACGCAAAACGCCTCCAGGTTATGGGCGTCTTCGACTGACAGAATCCCGGCTTTGCATAGCGACGGACAAACCGTCTCCCACATCTGCTGCGCCAGCGGATAGTGTTCCGCCAGCCAGCCAGGGCAATCTATGTTTTCAACCGTCGGTAACTCGGGTGCATCTTTGTTTTGATGCCGCGAACCCGACAGCCGTTTGGCCGCTTCCGGCTTCGGCTTCCGCCCCTGGCCGCGCGCATTTTTCCGGGTGGTGGTTTTGGAACTCGCCATCAACAACCCCCAGTTTTAAGTTTTAATTTCGTACCTGCAAAAATCTGACTATGCGGGTAGTGTCCAGGGGCAAAAGCTGGCTACTTTTAACCCCCCCTACCCCCGGCGCGCTCTGCACCGCGCCGCGATTCCTCTTTCGTCTTCGCGGCGTGGCAGGGTTTACACAACCATTGCAAGTTTTCCAGCGCATCCGTACCACCTTCAGCCACGTTGGTTATGTGGTCGCACTCGCTACCAACGGTCACTAATCCGCGACGTTTGCAGTGCTCACACAAACCGTCCGCACGGCGCTGGACAATGCCGCGCAGCTTCTGCCAGCGACTGCCACCACGGCCATTCCGTTTTGATCTAACCCAGGCTTTGGCCTTGTGTGCGTGTTGCTCACAGTAGCCGTGGCGCTCAGTGGTTCGGCCTGCACATCCTCGTTCCCGACAGGCGCGGGGGACTCTGGCAGGCACGTTAATCTATCCACTCGAACAGCATGTGATGGGCATCTTTCCAGCCCTGCCGCTCCGCTACAGGCACCATCACCACAGCGTTTCGGCAGTTGTAGGCACTCGCGCCGCCCAACTTCACCGCCCGCCACATTGCCCGGCGCTTCCATCGGACAACGCCCAATGCCGCGCAGAAATCCAGTAACACCCGATCAGCCAGATCACGGGCGATGTCGAACCCCAGCTGATAGCAGGAGTACAACAGATCATGGGCCAGCGCCGCGTAACGGTGCCGCCCGTTCACCTCGATCAGTGGGCGCGCCCACTTCGGTATGCTGGCAAAGTTGGTCAGAAACCAGCGCGGAATCACGATGGCTTTTAGCAGCCGGTGCGACCAGATGATTACCTCATCCAGCACCACCCACATCTCCCGGCCACCGTCGTACACATCAAACAGCCCACGCTTCAGGATCTGGGATCGCTGCGGGTCGAATGCTGCACCGGTATGTGCCACAGCAGTGCGCTGATCAATCAGATAGGGGCTGGTCATCGTCAACAATCCCCGCCGGTAACGACTCAGTAACCGCCGTAACTAATGTAGTTTTTACCCATTCAGGGTTGCAGATCCCGCCATTTGGGTAGTGTGGGATATAGAATTTTGCAATTCGTACCAAAACTTTTCGGCGTTCTGGCGACAGTTTCGCGCATCCCACGGCCTTGAGCTGGCGCACAGCGGCCAGATCCTCACGGACCCGGTCAGCCATCACGCCCACAAACTCACAGCCAACCAACGCAACAGACAGCGCCCCGGCAACAGCCAGGTTAATCAACGTTCGTTTCATGTATCACCCTGATCAATTCAGCGCGGCATAGACTGCAACCGCCAATGTTGCAGCAGACATAAACCCCGCCGCCGCAATCCCTATCGTTTTCCATCCGCCAGCCGCCTGGAGCCGCACAGCCTCCAGGCTTTCAACCCGTACATCCAGATCACGGATAGCCGTTTCGTTCCCGGCCACTTTTTCAGGATTAAAAACCTTTTCAAACTCCCGCACCCGACTATCGAGCGCATCAGTCTGTTTGCCGATCCGCCGCGCCATTTCGTCCAGGCTGGCATGGCGTTCTTCATAGCGCGCGGTTGCTGTCGCCAGCTGACTCACTGACCGGGCCAGTTCGTCTAACGACCGGCGCATAGCCGACACCTCAACCCGCGTCTGGTGCATTTCCGTTGTCAGTGTGTCGCTCACAGCATCGCCTCTTTCTTTATCCCGGCTGCTGGCCAGTCCACATCATGGCCGCCAGCTCTGTGGCCCGATCACCCACCTGATCAGCCCAACGGCTATCAAGCATTTCTTTTCCGGCCAGCTTGTAATCACCCGCCGCCAGCGCTGCCCACATCTTGCGAAACTTCATCACCCCGTCGTAGCCCAGGTTAAACACCATATTGGCAATCACCTGCTGTCGATCGGGAGACAGGCCGCGATATACCGGCAACTGATCCAGCCGGGCCAGCAGTGCATCAACATCGTGATCCAGCATCTGCAACGCTTCCGCCTCACTGATCCCGACAGCATCAAGATTGCGACCAACACCGATAGTCAACCGTCCGGCGGTGCAGCGGTAGGGCTTTAACCGCAACCCCTCATGCCGCAGGAGCTGCTGCTTGAGTTCTTCTTTCATCAGATTTTTTCCATAAAAAAAACCCCGACTCAAAGAGTCAGGGTTAAGGGATGATCAAAAACAGAGCCAAGGACAACACGTTACTACCTGCGGGCGTTCCGCGTAAAAATCGCATCGTATAGAGAATGGTACAGGTTAATTGCGGCCAGTCAACACCTAATATCAACAATTAACACATTTGGTGTTGACTCCAATCAGAACGAATTACCCCGTTACGCGTAACGCTAACCCGTAGTTGTAGTGGTAACAGCCCTGCTCACCTTTATGCAGCCCACTGCAGCCGGTCGGCAACGACTGTCCGCACTTGGCACAGGG